GCACTTTGTAGTATTGTTTTCTTTGCAGCACCGAGTCCTTTAGAGTCGTATTTACCGAGGTGCTTCTCTATGCGATCACATTGTTCATCAGTTAGATCATGTACTGTTTTAATACAAAACTTCCACGATTTCTTTGATTCGTTTAAGTATTGTGAAAATAGTTTGTTCATTGCGGTTATCTCCTATTAATACTATTTATCTTTTTCGGGCAAGTTTTTCATTATTTCGGCAAGCATAGCAGTTCTATCTCCTACTATACGTCCTTCTACTTCTTCTTCATCGCCCAATTCGTGCTTTTTGCCGGCTACATACGCATCTATCTTCTCACTGTCTTTTTCAAGTCTAGCTTGACGCATTTGTAACTCAATCATTTTCATTTTCTTATCCATTTTGGCTTGTTTTGCCTGTAGAGCTGCTGATATCATTTTGCTTGCACTATCAAATATAGGTGCTGCATGTCTATCTTCTACATTTTTACCTAAGTCTATCAAATCTTCAAATGTTTCCATGGCTTTTTTTGCATATTCGTCCATTTCTCTATCTAACTGTTCTAAACCCTCAACAGTAGGCAATGCAATATTGGCACGTTCTACCATGCTCATTTCGCCTTCTATATTAGCAATTTCTGTTTTAAGTTCTTCAGTAGTAGGTTCTTCCTGTATATCATTTTCAGGAAGTAATTGATCTAAATCTGGTAAATTTAATTCTTCTTCTAATTTTTTTGTCATTTTCTTTTCTTTTTAGAGTTCTGAGGTTTATTAAAAATTTGATGTTCAGTAATAACCCTAAACGCCATTCCTTGTTGTTTACACCAGGCATGTGCGGCTGACCATTTGGCTTGATTAACTACTGCTGCAGCCTTCTGAGCAGTTGTTCTTGCTTCAGCTAATGTTTGACTAGCTGGCTTAATCTCTACCATTTCAGCATGGTTCTTTCCCTTCTTGTCTTTATATACTAATAACAAGTCAGGAACATATGTGCTTTTCTTTCCAGTAAGTGGGTTTTTGTATGGAATTCTGTGTGTTTCGCTGCCCCAACCTAAAATAGCTGGATGATTATCACACATACGAAATACTGCTAATTCCCATCCACTTCTGTAATGTGGTGTTCTTTTACCTAAGTATTTATCTGGGTTAGTTGGTACGAATTTTCCGTTTTGAAATTTAGGCATATTGCTGCACCTAAATTAGGCCAGCAAGGTCATCTGGTAAAACCGCATCGTCTGGAACTATATTGATTTCTGATTCTGGAACTTGTGCTATATATCGTTTACCATTTGGTAAGGTAACAATTTGATTAACACCAATTTGAAATTCAGTGTCTCCTGCTTCTACTCCACCTGCAACAATTTCTTTTGCTCTTGATAGTCTACTTTTCATATCGCCAGTGATGCCTTGAGCAGTACCTCTAAAACTCGAAGTACTTGTAGAAGTACTCGTGGGAGTACTTGTAACTGTTTCAACAACTTTGTCTATTGGAACAACTTCTGCTTTATTTGATGTTACATCTACATCTTCTGTTGTATATTTTGCAGATGTATCATTAAACTGTTGTACTTGCTCACCTAGTGTAGTAGGTGCTGGATTAAATAGAACATTGTTTGGATCGTCTGGTGTCATATCACTAAGTATTCTAAAGCCTTCATATCCAAATGTAATTCTATACTGACTGGGTCCACTATCTGAATAGTCTAATGTTTCAGCATCGATGTTTTGTATAAACGGATTAAATATTTCTATTGTTTGGGCTAAAGTAGCCGTATCAACTCGTGATATAATCATTTGTGTTATGTAATGGTTGTCTGTTGTTGCTTTCAAACCAAACTGATTGTTTACTTCTTTTGTTTTCCATTCTTCATAACTAGCTTCATTCATTGGTCCAGTTATATAGTGTTTAGCATAATTCTTTAAGAATGTTTCAAATTCAGCATCTTTATTATCGTATGCTGTAAGTGTTATAGGAGTATAGTCTATTCCTGTTTGAATTATGCTTTTACTATTATATTTATTAAGTGTTTGTGTTCTATATGTAAAAGTTGGTAACTGAACATTTGCAATGCGTGTAAGGTCAACTGAACCGCCTAGTGTGACTAACTTAACTGTAAAGGAAAATTTATTCCTAGGTATAGCAGTTAACTCACCTTTTACTAGGCCTTGTCTATAGTTTACATACGCCTTATCACCTAATGCCATCTGATGTGTCCTTTACTAGCAATTAACTTGAAGTTAATTATGCGCCGGATCCACCATCAGTTGCTCCACTGCCTAATAGACCTGGACCTTCACCTGATAATACATCATCACCTTTTATTACGTGTGCAGCATGATCATAACGTATTGTTAGTGTAACTTGAACCATATTTGAATCTGCATAGTTTAAGTCGCCATACTGTACTTGACTAACAAAACAACCTTCTAATTGCCATTCATCAAATGTAGTTGGTTTAACTGCGCCGTTCTGTCCATCTAGTGTTTCAATTTTTACACTAAATTTATATGATCCACCTGCAGTTGCACTTGCCTGATCTGCATGATCAACTTGATTGTTCATTTGAAATCCAAGTTGTTTAATAACATTTGAATTCATGTCATCACGGAACACAATTGTTACTGGTTCCCATGTATGCTTACCTGCTAGGTACATTTTTGAGTTGTATGAATCAACTATTACTTCTTCATGTGTTAAATTTGGTCTTGATGCACTAATGACGTTCTGTGTCATTTCAGATTTTTGTTTGCCGTCACCCATATTAGTGAATGACACTCTAAATCTATATTGTAACTTAGGCATTAAAGTTGTGCCTGCTGCGGAGTCTGTTGGTACTCCAAAATTTGTAATTACAGCCATTTGTTTTCTCCTATAATACTATACTGTAGTATTTCTCTTATATTGTATTTATCAAAACATTGATTAAAAATCACAATATTTAAAATTTGTCATATTAAAGGCTACTATATTTCTATAGTAGCCCTTATTTTTAGTTAAATTAAACTTTTAACTTAAATTTCGCCAGTATTTACGATTCTAATTGGAATATAAATAAATTCTGCTGATTTTGTAGGCTCAATTGCTACATCAACATAAAATTCATTTGCATCAATTCTTGCTGGTGTGTTGTTTGTTGTATCACAAACTACTGCAAAGTCATAAACACCACGTTGTGCCATAATGTTTGCTAAGAAACCAGTAAATGTTGCTTTAGCATTTGTACGAGTATCTTCGTCATTTGGCTCAAACAAGTAAGGTCTTGCTATTACGGCAAAACGTTCTCTAAGATAAGCTGTAAGTCTTGCAACGTTAACTCTATCTAATGCTGATGCACTTGGATGCATTGATTTTTGTCCAAATACTACAACACCCTCTGTAGGGAATTTTGCAATTGGATTCATCTTCTGCTCATACATTGCATCTCTAGAACCTTGTGTTAGTGCTAATGGTGTAAACTCATCTTCTGAGTTTAAGTAACCAACGTTAGTTGCGTTTTGTACTTGTCCACGTGTTAAACCTGCTGGTGCAAACCATTGGAAGCTCACGTTATCACTATATGCAAATGTATATAATGCAATGTGTGATGCTGGAGCAACAACGTTATCACCTGTTGAAGGGTTAGTTGTGTATGCATGTGGATAATAAACTGCACTGTATGTATTTGAAGTCACTAATCCATCTTCGCCATTTTCTGCTGCACTTGTGCCTTGTTTCCAAGCAATTGCTTCAGTTTGATTTAAACGGAATGGAGCGTCAACAATAACAAATGCTGTTTCGTCTCTATCACTATTTAATGTTACCATTTCATCATACAACTCAGTGTAACCTGGAGCTGCAATTAAACGAAACGCTACTGTATCTTCACGTAGTTCTGATTTACCTGCTGCTGACTGCATAGCTGTTGTAACAACTTTACGCTGAGCAAGTCTACCAAACGAGCCTTTACCAGTTGCCTGGTTAGATGCTTTATTACGCCATTTCCAAGTTGTAGTTAATGTTGCATCATATTCTCTAACAGTATTACCTGAGCGACACATATTAATACCAGTCATTCCAACTGGGTAAACTAGTGGATTTGGAGAGCCTGCTAGTAGTGTTGCTTCAAAGACGCCTGCTGCTGTATCATTAGCAGTAATGTCGCCAAATTCTACGCCTGCACTTGTGCTTTGGTCTGTAGCATCTTTGGCTACCCATGCTGAACCGTTGTGTCTGTAAATTACAGGATAACCGCTTGCATCTGTATCAATCCAATAGTCGCCATCTGCTAATGCGTTGCCGCCTTTATCTGTAGTTGGTGCTGCTGTTCCATATTGTACGTCTGTTGCTCTTTTCCATTTTTGAACACCACTGTCTACTGCTACTTCGTAAACTGCTAATTCGTTTAAATCACCGTCGAACCAAAGTGTACCAGTTGCTGGATTACCAGTTGGTGCAGTTGTACCTGCAGATACTGGGTATGAACCTGAAGATCCAATACTATTCCATGCAGCGCCATCATAACGTTTTAAAAGTAAGGCGCCTGTTGCTGCTGAATGATCGTACCATAAGTCGCCTTCTACTAATGTACGAGCAACTGCTGATGAACCATCGTGGAATATGTCGTTTGTAGTTCCGTCTGGAGCATTATCGTCTGCATACAATACTGCTTTAGATGTAAACACACCTGAAGCATTTGTATATAAACTTGGTGAAAGTTTTAATCCACCTTTTGATGTTGTTTTAATCCATACATCGCCTGCAGTGTTTGAAGATGGTGCTGAATAATGTGGAGCAAATGTTACGTCATCTGCAAATCCAGAATCCAATGCATCCCAACTACCGCCAACACCTTTGTAATATACAAATGATGTTGCTGATGTATCGTTTACAACTTCAACAAGATAGTCACCGTTGACTACTGTTGCTGTTGCTGCCGCTGCTGTAGAAACAACTTCTACAGTTGGTGTTTTTTCTGCCCATGATGAGCCGTCCCATTCAAATATTCCCCAACTAGCACCTGTTGGATTAACCCAATAAGTGTTATTTGCTGCAACACCTGTTGGTGCTGATGAACTTGGTCTAAGTTCAGTTAGATTAACATCAGCACGTACAATATACGCTGCTGAGCTTTGACCTAAAAATGAGTATGCTGCTAAAAGTCCATATTCGTTAGTTTCATCACCTTGCTGAACTGTACCGCTTACTTTATGGAAATCAATGTTTCCGAAGTATTGTGTAAGTTCTCTTTGTGAAGTAACTAGAATAGGTTTGTTTGATTGTGCAGACTTTGTGTATTTTGCAATGCCATCTGTTTCAGTTAGGGTAGGATCTGCCTTATCCTCACCAGTAGCAATGAATAACATAGGAACAGTTCCGGCTCCTGCTGGGCCGTATACTGATTCGTCTGTTACTGAAACCTGTACACCAGGTGAAGTAAGATTTGCCATGTTATAGCTCCTTTTCTATTATAGACTAATGCCTAAATTTACTATACATGTATTTATTTGATTTTGCTTAAAACCAGGGTTTATAGAATCAATTAGAGGCTATATTTATCAAAAGATCTTCAAAACTTTCGCAAATGTGTCTTTCAAAACCATCGCCCCATAGCCCATGTATAATCATATGAATTCTATTTTCAGTACCTTTGTTGTGTACTGCATGTTTTCTTCCAATATCAATTCCACGTGCTTCGCCTGGTTGCCAAGGAATAAGGCCAGCATCTTCTTGTGCAAATTCAACACCCGGAGGATTGCTTAATGATACATTAAACGCCGCCATACTTCTTTTATCATAATCAATGTGAGGTTGTATATACCCACCAGGTTCTAATAGCATATATCTAACTCGATTATATTTCTTAAATGGAAATACATTCTTTAACCAATCTACAGTAGCAGGACACATCCATGCTATTTCTGTCCAGTCGTATGGAGGACTATTTTCTTTTGTATATGTTCCATTGTCAATATAATAATCATCTGGTTGTGTTTTATTTGCACCTTGTCCGTGTACTGCAAGGCTACTCCATCCTGGATTATAACTACCTCTATGTTTTACAAACATTGGAATTAATCGTTCTGCTTCTGCAGCCATCTCTTTATGTGGTACTGGAATATTTAATTTAAGTGATGGTATATTTGACTCGTGCATGATCCATTTAGCATAGTCACACATTATTCCGTGATCATTTTTCCAATCTTTAAATCTATTATCATAATTGTGCATGTGCTGATAATGTGTACTTTTTTTACATTCTGTAATAAAGTGTCCTAGTGTTTCTACTGATTCCATTTGAATATCCTTGTTAAATCGTTCTCTGGCAATGATGCCCAAGAAGTTGTATTATATTGTCTTGCCCAATCTACAGATGCAAATCTTTTACATAATTCCTCATTAGTAGGATCAATCATTAATCCTCTAGATGATGATAACATCACTTCGCACTTCTCTGCTGAGCTTTTCTTTTGTAATTTTTCTACAAGTTCATTGTGCAGGTTCCATCTTTCTTCGGCTGAATAAAAAAATGAAGTTGGCAAATAATGAAATATATTAGTAAGGTGAACAAAGTTTACATCTTTGAAACAACACATGTCAACAAACTTATCGTAGCAGTGTACATCAAATAAATTACATTGATTTATTTTAACATCAATATATGGAAGTTCGTTTTTTATCCAATCACTAAATCCTTCTTCATTTAATTCATCAACTCTTTTTTGCATATAACCTAATTTATTAATTCCTTTAAATTTATCAGTTAGTTCTGTATATTTTTCTATGCGATCATCTTTTTTATCATCATCTTTAATAATTGTAGGAGACACTGATTCCATTAAGTTATTAGCAAACGACGAATAATCTTTACCATCAAAATTATTTATAATGTATTCCGTCATGTTCAATGCAAATTTATTAATATCATACACTGATAGTCTGTCGCCCTGTTTTAATCCAAGTTTAAATCCATACACTAGCGGAGTTAATCCAGCTGCTGGTACAACAACATTATTATATGTTCCATCCCATTCTGGTTTTTTGATCTTTAATATGGGATGTTGTGTTGTAGGGCTAACTGTATATTCGGTATTAGCAATAAAAAAACTATCCTCGGGTTGACAACTTTGTATTATGTCATTTATGTGTCTTGGACCATCATGCTTAACTTCTGGATATCCATAATATTTATTACGGCGTATTTTAGTAGGCCATGATAATATTTTTTGTTTGTCTTTTACTAATGCTTCAACCATTGACCAGCCACCTTCGGTGCCAATGTATTCATGGAATACTGGATGCTTAGGACCGCTTACCCATGTTGGTGTATAGTTATCGTGGTGGTTTGATTTGCTTCGGTCTGGTTTAATTGTAGAAAATTTATTTGAAGTCCAGTCTCCCCATTTAGGAGATTCTGCACTAGCCCACCAATCTAAATCAATAAGAAAACATTGAGAATGAATACTATAATATTTGTCACCCTTATCAAGTATATGCCCAACAAATTTAGCAGTTGGATTATCATCGTAAAATTCAGAAAAATGTTCATAAAAGTCAGGGCCCAACGAACTGCCCTGTTTAAACACTAGCATTTTAGAAAATCCTGCCTCGTGAGCTTTTTTAATCAGTTCGTTTTCAGTATCTGCTGCAAACTGTTTTCGCATACCATAGATTGATGTTTCAATGGACCAATAATCTAATAAGTTTTTTGAATAACCTTTGGCAAAGTCACTTCCAATTCTATTATTATATAGCCAACCTATTGTTAACTCTTTTGATTTATTTTTGTGTCTCCACCAGTTTTCGTTAAACATTATCTATAACTCCAAATATATTATATTGTTATTTATATAACATTATTGTGAGTTAAATTATGCTAATTTATCTAAGGTGTGTTTTTGAAGTTCTTCCAATGAAGATCTATTGATTAGTTCGGTGTCAAAATTCCACCCTGCCCAGCTCCATTCACTTTTGTGTACTTCTGGCCAGTGTCTTGACATTCCATCAACTATGTTATGTCTTTTACCAGACGAGTTTGCTTCATTTAGAACTGAAGCATTATGCCACCATTCTGGTTTATCGTGTCTCCATACAACTGCGGTAGTTCCACCTAAGTTTTTAATTGCACTTAGTTCGTTAAAAAATCGACAGTCACTAATAACAACATTTTTATCTGTGTTTATAATTTGTCTTTCGCATGCTGCAACCCATATATCTGGATGAAAGTGTGTACGCAATGCATCTGTTCCTACTTGCTGTAATGCAAGACGGGGTGTAAAGTTTGGTATGTCTAACCTATCAGCCCACCATTCATCTGTTGTTTCTCGCCATTCTCTGCTTTCGTCTGTAGTGCCTTCGAGTAGCTCTCTGTCCCAACCAAATATATTAGAACATGCATCTTTTAACACGCCAGCAAAACTGACTCGCTCAAACCCTTCATCAATTAAGAATCCTGCAGCTGTATCTTTACCGTGACCTATAAGTCCGCATATGCCTATTATTTTCTTCATATGTGTTATTATACTAAACTATTCTTTAATTGTCAAGTTATCTTTTTTTAATTTACTACACCGTTTACATCTACAATGATCACAAATTTTAATTTGTCTGTATTCGCCACCATCGCATGCGTAGTCTTTTACTTCTGCATATCTGGATGTTCCGCAATGAGATCCCCACCCGCAATTTTGACAATAAGCGCCGTTTGTATCATGAATTGTATTTAAGTGCATTTAGCCGATTACAAATCCGAGACCAGTACTTCCATCACTGTATAATGTTAGTTCCATCTCTAATTTGTCAATCTCACCTTGAGCGTCTGTTCTCAATTGGTCTGCGTTCATTGTAGTACCACCCTGTGGTCCTGCAATCTGTGTAAACTTACCACGAGCTTCTGCTAGAATTAGTTTAGCATGAGCAAATGCGTAATCCTTTATCCAAGGACCTGCATATGTATCTTCAAGTAAACTTTCAGTTGGTCTGTAGTTATAGCAATGCAGTACTGCATTGTCATCTGCTTTAATTTTTCTTTGTAGGATTAATTTTTTATCTTGTGGGCGCCAAGTAAACATTAGTTCTGCACCAAATAGTCTACCCATTGTTTCTCTGTTTTGTTGTAAGAAATCAAAACTTGATAGTCCACCATTTCTGCTACTACCTAATAAGTATGTGTTAAGGTAAGCTGCTTGAAATGGTTCAATGTCATTTCCTGTTCCACTGCTTACACCTGTTGTACGTCTGTAAATATCACGTACTTCCATTACTTCTGATGGAAGTGTATATTCACTTTGATCTTTTATTATTTCAAGAATGATAAAACTTTCTTCTACGGCATTCTCAGCTCGTTGACGATATTTTGCTAATGCCTTATCGGCGGCAAGTTCATAGTGTTCTGGATCGAGTTCAACATCGATCATTCCACCGCCTAAGCGTAGTTCTATTTCTTTTTGAAGTTTATTTATTGCTGCCATTTAAGTTCTCCTACTATGTATTTATCATAGTATCACTTATTGAAGGCGGCTAATAAGATAGTTTCTCCGTTGATTCGTCCATTTAACTTAGTTTCAGTTGTTTTTAGTGTTTCAAACAACTTTTCTGTTTTGGCTCTTGTGGCTTTTTTAATTTCTGGTAAAAACTCTTGTGGCTTACGAATTGTTCGTTGTAAACTCTTTTCTTCGTCATAACCAGTTATAGTAGTTCCTTTAACACTTAGCCCACTACCTTCTCGTTTTAGTCCCATTGGGTCTACATTGCGAGCATAGTACACTCCAACCTTGCGGTTCTTAGTGTTAAAAACCACCAGTATGCGGGCGTAAATAATATCTGCTGGTGTTATACTACCTAAACCGTATTCGGCGTCTGTTTGCTTAAATTTGAGCTTCTTAACAAGGTCTTCTGGACTCTTTGTACGTGTCTTTCGTGGCTTACGACTTGCTTTGCTTTCTGCTTCAACAATATCACATGCATCTACAATTTTACGATATATTTCCAAAGCACCTTTTTGTTGTGCAGTAGACATATGTTCGTAGCCTTCTTCTAACTGCAAACGCATATCGTCTTTGTCTTCTTTTTTAACTTTTTTAGCAAGCTCTGTAAACTCTGCAACATTATCTTTGTATATGTTACGAATAATTCGTACATGTGCCTGCTTTGCAGTTACTCTACGTAGCATCATATCTGGTTTAAAATCTTTTGCAAGTTTTGGATCATATCCACTAACTACCCACTGCTCTAAGAATTCTTCTATCTCATCAGTCATTTGCAATGCGGCTGCATGAAGCAGTTGTTGTATAGTAGGCTTTGGCCTATTATTTCGTTTTGCTTCTGCTTCTGCTAAACGCTCTGCTTCTTCTACATGTTCTTTGCCATCTTCAATTGCTCGTTTAATTGTTTTATTAATAAACTCACTAATTGGTGTAGGAGTACCTCCTGTACCAGGAAGACTTTCCCAATATGCATTCCAGGCCAAGTGTTCATCTGGACAACCCATTGTAAGCATACGACAGTAATATCCTGTTGTTGCATTTATGGATCCAGCTTTTGCTGCCTTAACACATTTTATATCTTTTTTATCATAACCATTTGCAAGCATCCAATCCCATGCAAAATCTATAAGAACAGCAGTTTTATAATTTTTGTAATAATAATCAGTTGCGGCTTGACGCTTCATGTGGTATTCTTTACCAGACCATCCGTCTGCGCCTTCCCAATTAGGATCTTTTAACTGATTTGCACGAATTCTCTCAGAGGGTCGCCGAGGTTGCTTCTTTTTTATTTTTATTCCAGCCAATCTAGCCATTGTTATTGTCTCCGTTATATTCATCAAATAACCTGCGTTCCATGTCGTCGGCTATTTTTCGGTACTTATCAATAACAGAAGAAATCTGTCGTTTAGAGGTTAAATCTTGTGTTTTAGAGTATAGATCGTTTAATTCGTCTATAAAAGATAATATTTCGAGCATTTGCGTTACTCCCTTTGATTAGTGATTTAAAACAAGTTTACGCTAAAACTTTAATTTCGTCAACCTTTTTAAATCCAAAGTCAGCAACAACATGTTTTACACCGTCTGTTCCTTCAACAATATCACCAACACTAAGACTGTGCATAGGTGCTAATCGTTCAATTAATTCTTCTGGACCCATGTTTCCTACATGAAACACACCTTCGAGATTTAATGCAGTAATATTACTAACATGTGTGTAATATCCTCTGTTGAATGCATCAGCGGCAAGTCTACCTGTATCTTCTCTACCAAGATTCATGTCTAATCTTAGAGAATTTTTATGAACTGCACTGTGACCTTCTTCGTTAATAAGATCAATTTCAGCGTCTGTTAGTCTAATTTGAAATACTTTAAATGCTTGCATGTTCATAGTTGGTTTCCTTTTTTTATTTAATATACTTATATTATAGAGC